GCGTCACTTAGGTCACGTCTTCAGCGGGCTTTTCGTCGGGCTTGGCAGCAGGCTTTTCAGCAGCTTTCTTAGCAGGCGCGGCTTTCTTCGCAGCAGGCTTTTTCGACTTGGCAGCGGCAGCAGCTTGCTTTTCAAACAACGCTTCTTCAGCTTCTGACATGTCGCGGGCAGCGCCAGAACTCTTCAAGGATTCACCAACTTCAGCGTCGATCGTGAAAGGATCACCCGCATCAACATTGTCACGCTTTTCAGTTTCAGGATTGGTGTATTCAACCGCGTTAACGGCAATCAGATTCATTGTATCAGACATTGGTCTTCTCCATTTGATTTAGGGCCTAAAGACTGCCCCAATAAAGGGACAGCCTGTTATTCAATCACTGCAGGTTAGGCTGCAACGACTTCTGCCGTCAACGTGACATTAGGATTCACCGGAACAAAGAGCGGTGCCGACTGGTGCAGAAGATGCTCAACTGCGGGGTCGCCCTTTTCCATCCAGTTCCGTGGGAAGATTGGAAGTGACTGGTAGTTCGCATATGGGTCGATGATCGCGCCGAAGCAGCGGTAGCCCATGAACTTGTCAGCCGTGCCAGTGAAGACACATTTGTTGGCCGCAAGCATTGGCGTTTCAACTTTGGTCTCATAGTCGGTGTATGTACCGCGATACAGCCACATCTCAATGGTTGCACCAGAAGAGCCACCGACCTGAAGTTCACCCACTTTAACGGCGTCATCAGAGCCGATCAATGCGCGTTCAATGGTTGCCCGTGGATCACGCAAGTTCGTGTCCATATGCTTCAGCATCTCTTCATCTTGACGGATAACCTGCCACACCTTGGACCCGAAGGTCATGCGTGTTGGGAAACCACCAAATTCAGCGTCCCACATGCGGTCAGCGTATGTCTGGATGTCATCAAAGATAGAGATCCCGGCATCACCCCAGAAGTTACCTGCGGTCTTTGTGACAGTGTGGTTGGCTGCGCGACGGAAGTCCAGTTCAACGGCAGGGTATTCTTCGCCTTCGATGGTGACTTTCGCATCAATAGAAGCCCGTGCGGCCATCCATTCCCAAGTCTGCTCAATGGCGTTGACGTGTTGGACAGTCATAGCGGCCCGCAACAGTTCGCGGCGCTGGTTGGGATTCAACGTGGATGGGTTCAACATTGAGGCATCAACACCTGGACGGCGAACAAGCGGCGCAACAGGGTCGATGGCATCTTTCAACTTGATGTAAGCTGGTTTGAAGCGGAAGCCGCTTGAACGGTCTTCATAGATCGGCTTACCAGAACCAAGCGGACGCACAAACGGTGCCATCTTATGGGCGTGTGCAGGTAGTTTCTCGAAGTCGATCCACTCATCCGTTGAGTCAATCTGAAGATTGGGGAACATGAGATCCATCCAGTAGGTGGACACGGGATCAACGTCACGCATCACGCCCAAAGATTTACGCATGTCCCAGAGTTCATATGGGTTAGCCATAGGTAAGTTCCTTGCTTTTGAGGTTGTTCAGATTAAGAGGTGTGACGCTCTTTGATCAGAATCTGGGTTGGTGACGGTGCGCCGTCGAAAGCAGCAGCTTTCTTTGCGGGCGTGTCATAAGTTGCGTCCCAGACAAGGATGTCAGGGTTGAAGCAACCAGCGATGAAGACAGGCACGGTGGTTGTGCCGCCTGCGTTCCCGGTGACAGCTTGGGTGAGAACACCAATAGCTTCGGTTGTGCCAAGCACAGCGGGGACCAGATCACCGTTACCGTCGAGGCCAACAACCTCAAACTGTTCCAAGACTTCATCAGCCTTCACAGTGTATGGGCGACCCGGTGAAAGTTTCGGCCAGCTACCAGAAATCAAGAGGTCGGCAGACCATGTGTCAAGTTCCTCAAAAGCTGCTTGACCGGCCTCAGAGTATGGGATGTTTGCGTCAGCCATGTCAGGCTCCTATCCAATGGGTATGTTTTGTGAGGGCCACGCTATCACAGCCCTCACAGTTTCTCAATATGGCTTATTAAGCCGCTGCGGGCTTCTTCTTGAAACCACCAAGCCCGAAGGCAGATGCCAGATCTGAGCCTTGCAGAACGCCGTCATCACCGTTTGCATCTGCATCATCATCAGATCCACCGCCCAGTTCAGGATTGTCTTCGCTCATGAACTGATTGAACTGATCACCGCCCTGTGCCTTGGACTTCTTGTCAGCATCAGCAGCAGCAGCCGTTTCAGCAGCAGCCGCTTCAGCAGCAGCAGCATCGGCTTCAGGATCAATCTCAGCAGGAAGTGTGCCAAGGAATTTGATCGCCTGTTCTGCGGACATGTCTGTGTTCATGGCAGCAGAATTTGCAGCGGTCGGACGGACTTTGCCTTCTTCGGAATCAACAATCGCTGAGATCCGTGTCTTGGCTTCAGTCATGCCTTCAGCTTTTGCGTCAGTCTTGGCCGTTGCAACGGCAGTCGCTACAGCAGCATCAACGTCTGCTTGTGTGAAGGTCGCTTTAGTCTTGTCATCGTTAGTAGCCATCTCATCATCTCCGTTTTCGATGGTTTCAGGTTCCGCTGAAAACGCGGATAATGCGTCCTCAAGCGATGCAATGTTATCTGCAAGGCCGAGGGACACAGCTTCCGAGGCTCCGAACGTCAAGGCTTTTGTATCACGAATTACCTCTTCGTCCATCCCTCGGTTACGCGCAACCGTTCCAACAAACATATCGTATAATTCATTGACGCGGGTTTGCATTCGTTTCTGAGCATCAGCACTCAATGCTGTATAGGGCTGACGTTCAGTCTTAAATCCATCCTCAGGTGCGCTGACCATTGTGACTTTGAGTCCGATCTGATCAAGCATCTTGGTTTGGTCGATGTGCATTGTAAGAACACCGATTGATCCAACACCGCCCGTGCGGGTGACGTGAATTTCTTGGGACACTGAGGCGATGTTGTATGCAGCAGAGTACGCACCTTCGGCGGCAAATGCAGCGACAGGTTTTTCTTCCCGACGCTCATACATTTTGTCCACAAGATCAAAGTTACCAGCAACATCACCACCCGGCGAGTGGATCAACAAGGCAATACGGCGCACTTCTGGGTCAGTTGCTCATGAACTCTTCGACGTGACCGTCACTGACCAGCACAGGATCCTGAGATCCAAAGCGGGCCAGAATTGGATCAATCATCGTTGTTTGTGTTTTCACTGCCGTCATCTTCTGACCCTTCTTTTTCCCGTGGTGCGCCAGTCGAGGCGTTCATCATCTTGTCGTCTTCAACAAAAGTCAGCTTCAATTCTTCAGCTTTGTCTTGCTCACGTTTAAGCTGCTTGAAGACCGGACGCCAGTCTTTCCCTTGTTTCGCCAATTCTTCGGCGCGAGTGGACAGACCGTACTTGATCTTCAGAACTGCGGCCTGAGTCTCTTTCAACTCATCAATCTGACCACGGCTTGCACCAATCCAAGAGCAGTTCGAGTATGCTTCTCGGTTCAGACCTTCCCAGAAAGATGGTCCACCACCGCTTGGCATGGATGAAATGTCACCTCGGGCAATGGCTTCTTCCAACCAAAGCATAAATGTGTGAGTTGCAAACTTGTCAGCAACGGCCCGCTTCCGCGCCCGCATGTGCTTATGAACCTCATTCAGCGCACCGCGCAGCGAAGAATAGTTTGTTTTAGAGAAGTCACGGCTCAATTGCTCATAGCTGATACCAAAGTTTGCTGCGAGGTAACGCAAAATGGACTTCTCAAAATCAGTCCCAAGCGGACCACCCTGACCGGGCGCATGGAGATTCAGTTTTGTACCGGGAAAGAGATGTGGGATCCGAACACCGTTCAGTGTCGTATTCTTCGCGTTCTTCTGGTATTCATTGATCGCCCCAAGGAAGCCTGAGCCATACTGGCCGACCATCGAACCCCAATCATCATTTCCTTTACCACCACCTAGGGCTTCAAAGACTTTTGATGGATCCATCTCAGACTCGATGGTTGCAGCATAGGTCGCATTGACGATTGCATTCTGCAACATGATGTCACGGAACTTACTACCGATTCGGGTCTCTTTCAGAGCAGCGGTCATGGCACCGACGCCACGGGATTGATCAGGACGCATCTGTTCAAAAATGTGGATCATCTGGATCCGACCATTCTCTTTGTGCTTCCGAACGTATTTGAAATCATCCGTGCGCTGAAAGAATGTTTCACTCGGGTGATGGCGACGGACCCAATAACCCAAGGCTTCACCACGGAAGTTCTTTTGCACACCACCTTTAAGATACTTGCGGCTTTGCACCATTGGTGGGTTGCGTAGCCGGTCAGTGTCGATCATTTGAAGTGCGGTTTTGTATGGACGTTCAGCCCGGTCAATCCATTCAACAGAGGTGAGGCTCTCACCAGCCATCATCTCAAGACCGACGACAAGACGGACCATCTCAGTGAAGTTGTTATGGCGACTTGCATCCACCCAGTTGTTCGGACTCTCAGCCCAAAGAGTGAATAGCGTTTCAGCTTCCTCTTGGAATTCCTCAGACCACTTATCATCCATGCGCTTATCCTGCGCCTGAAGGACTGCGACGGCAGGCTCAGAGTTCAATGCAAATAGGTCCCCGACAATGGAGTCCTTGCGGGTCTCAAGACCAGATCTAGCATATGCGTCATTGCGCATGAGATCGCGTGACCGAGCATCCAAAACGTCCTTGTCGAACACGATGTCATCATCTGCGGATCCGGTCGATGGATCCCATAGAGCCATTTCACGGCTGAAGCGCTCAGAACCCTCATAGGCACCGCCCACCATGGCTTGGGGGTTGCCTGCCCCGGCGGGGAGAAGAGAGTCCACCGAGGCAGGGCCATTTGGCAGCTTTAGGCCGACCAAATCTTGCATTTCAGGATCACGCTGAAAAAGAGAAGATGCCATTAAAACAAGAACCTCATTGGGCCAGAAGAGGACGATGAACCGCTGTTATCAAGAGTGCAGCCGTTTGCGTATTCCTGCTTCAAGGATTGAATATGTGTCCCCAATGCGGGGCGATTGGCCGATGTGAATTCCATCC